GTACAACTGGCAGAAAGGCAAGGAGGGCAGAGCAAGACAACCCCGGTAAAGGAGTTGGCAAAGCTAGGATTGAAGTACCATGACGCGATTGACGCACTCGAAGCAGGCCATCTGGAGGTAAGAAAGTGGCTATATTACGACACCAACGATGATGGGATCATAGTTGTTCAGCCAAAGATACTCATAACCGATAACTGCCAGAACACTATAAGGCATCTATCCCGGTACTCAAGGAAAGACATCATAGCAGGTGATGGAGATGTGAAGGATAAAGCAGCGCCAATGGATAAGTACAAGGATTACAGCGATTTAGTCCGATACTTTTGCATGGCAAATCCGAGGTATATAGAAAATGGCAAAAAGTTCATACCCAAAAGGAGCATTTAACGATGGCCTCAAAGAGCAGAGGAAACTGGCGCATAGGTTATTGCACGAAGAACTGTTGGAACAGGGGCCTCAGGTGCGACACCTGTACCCATTTCAGCGAACTAAAGGAAAGGAAAAGTAAGAATGGTAACGGTTATAAAAATAGAACGCATTAAATTGGGATTACCTCAATGGGAAATGGCAGCACGATTAAAAGTAAGGGATTGCTATTTAAGTTTAATGGAGGCAGGTAGGTATAAAGCGTCTGTAAAAATTCAAAAAAAGATTGTTAAGATTTTAGGGGGAAGCGTGGAAGAAATGTTTTTAAATGATTTTGCAATGGAGGTTAAGAAATGAGCGAAGATATTAAGACAGATGAGAAGGAAATCAAGATAGGCGATCAGGCAAAGAAATTGACATCGGAAGAGATTATGGCTGCTAAGAGGAAGGCATTTGATGAGGATCCTAATAGGTTCGTGGATTTAGCTGATGTTGTGTTGGCAGTTGCAAAGTATGAAAATAACTATATGACCTATATCAGGCCAAATGCAAACTCGCTTGACGTGATGTATGCTAAAGGTCAGATGGCGTATGTAGCTGATACTCATATGCGAAGGTTAGAGTATCTGGCTGCCAAAGAGAAGAAGATCGTAACGCCCAATGGTGGCGGCAATATGAGAACCTTTGCTAACAAGATAATGGGAAAGAGGAAATAATATGCCCGGAGTAATGAAGAGAAGGAAGAAGCCTGCTTTAAAGACAACGATGCTTAAAGCTAAGGCTAGAAAAAAGAAGAAGGGCTAATAAATGATTGACATGGTAGAGATGGATAATCTAGTTGTATGTATTGCGTGCGGCGTAGTTATTCATCTTGCCCATGCCAAAGCACAGGTAATGCCTTACAATGGCGTAACTGATGTATATTATCCATGCCCTGTGTGTAAGACACCATTAAATGTTAAGGGGAAAGCATGAGCGATTTATCTTTAGTATCAATAGATGATATGTTTGATGAGATAGGTAAGCGATGCGATTCGTATGTATTTGCTTATAATCAAAATAGAGATAAAGACAGTAATGATGCGGTTGTTCAATTCAAGGAAGGTCTTGCTGCATTAGGATTATGTGAAATTGCTAAAAGGGATATATTGGATAACCAAAGGATAGTAACATGAGAGAAGCCAGAAACGGACAACCAATGCAGCGAGCGCACAAGTATAAGACGCTTGATGAAGCAAAAGCCGATGGTAATGTAAGTGAGTCTACAGCCAAAGCAAGGATAGCTGCGCAGGATTTAGCGGGTAAATTACGCAAGGAGGGGCCGACAAGTGGGCAAGAAAAATAAGAATCCATTACCGCCAGAGGATAGGAAAATAGACAGAATTGAGCCAGAACTGGAAACTGATAATTTTTCTGCGATTGAACAGAAGAAGATCGTTAAGTTTATCCTAGAGGACGCAATATCAAACGCTAAAGTAATGGCAGATGCGCTATCACAGGCAAGGAAAGACGTTGACCATTATGAGTGCGAGAACCCTTCAAAGCTAGAGAATATGAATATACAGGGATGGCAGAGTGACCGTAACTTTGGTCTATGTCCTGCAGTTGCAGACACATATCAGGCTACATTATTTGCTACTTGTTATAACCCGGACTCATTGCATATGATCGCAACAGAGAAGAATGATATAGATACAACCGATTCCCTTACAAGATTTGCTAAATGGATGGTTGGGCCGCAAGAGGTTAGAGCACAGCAGGAAGTGGACGATTTCATTCATAATCGCATAACTCTTGGATTTTCAGTATTTTATATATGGTGGAAGGTATACTATGAGTGGGTAGACAAGAGAATCCCTAAGAAGAAGGGTGGATATACCATCAAGACCGAGAAGATGCGCTTTGAGAAGGGCGTATTGGAGAATATAGCTGATCCATTTGAAGATTTGCTATTGCCTAAGTTTGGTAAGAACTTCCAAGATCTCAAGCAATTTATACATATAATCCATATGTCCGGGTCAGAAGTTGAGGACGCAGGCGATCGTGGTTTGTTCGTTAATGTGGATGATAAGATGATTAAGGCAGTCAAAGATGGCAGAAATAACCTGTTATCAGCTAAAGAAACGTCAGCGCGTAAGAAGTTTTACCTTGGTATCACAGACGTATCAGACCATGAAGTGAGCGATTTCCCTATGGATATGCTTTGTTGGTACGGATATTACAAGAAGAATGGCAAGCGTGAGAGATATAGATTCATCATTGAGCCTATAACCGAGCGTTTCTTCGCGGGTAAACCATTACGCAAAATAACCAGAACAGGCAAAGTGCCGTTCGTGGGTGGTGCATTTATACGCAGGCCGGGATTCATTATAGGTAAATCCTTGGTTAGATTAATAGCGCCAATCGTAAACGCTTTTAACGTGGTGTTCAACCAGATTATTGATTTCCAGTTTATATCAAACGTGCCATTTGGATTCTTTAAGCCAGATGAAGAACATCAGCAATCAGAGTATAAACTCGTTCCGGGCGTATTGTTCCCATCAGATGATCCAAACAACGTCAATTTCCCTAACCTGACACGCAGCAACGCATGGTCACAGCAGATCATACAGGTGTTATTTGATGTCTTAGAGAAGTTGACCGGAGCAGCAGCATACTTTATGTCAACACAACAGAACGCATCAGGCACAGCCACAAGGGATAGAATCGTAGAAGAAAAGTCTGAAACGCGCTTCGGTATATGGGTGAACAGGATCCAGTTGGATATATCAGAGGCTATAACATTTGTTTTGCAGATGTATCAAGACTGGGCGCCTCCTAAGCTCGGTGAGCGTGTTCTAGGCGAAGATGGCAAACAGTTGTTCAAGAACCTCTCTGTAAGGTCATTACAAGGGCAGTATGACGCTCGTATGAAGCCTGATGTTGTAGCCGGATCAAAGAATCTTGATAAACAGATCAAGATGTGGGGTGTGGAGAATCTTTCACAATCACCTTGGTTACAGCCTCAGATCAATCCTAAAGGAAACTATAATCTATGGGCAGATGCGGCAAAGGCTATTGGGTTTACAGATGTTGAGCGATACCTTGGCCCTGAACCTCCGGCACAGGTCGGTACTTCTGATGTTATTGAAGATGAATTTACTCGTATGGCGCAGGGTGAAGCTGTTGAACTTATCGAAGGTGAGAATCCAGTTGAGCATTACTATGGTCATATGACGCAGAAGGAAGAGAAATATTATGATATGGACGAAGAGTACAGACCTATATTTGACCGGCATTTGTTCGCAACTCAGATGAATTACCAGAAGTATATGCAGGATATGATGCAGGAGCAGATGGCTAATAAAATGGCTATGAGTATGGTACAGAAAAATGACCAAGGGCTACCGAATGATGTGGGGTTGATGAAATGACCAAATGGGAATTGAGAATTTATAAAGGTAGTAAGATTGAAGCGCATATTCTTGATGAACAACCAATAGTTGGTGGCTCATATGGAATTTCTTTTACAAAAGATGGAGTTGAAACTATCTTCCATACGTCAGCAGTAGACCGGATTGAGATAAGGGAAATAAAATGAGAGAAGAAAAGGGGTATAAAAATGGGAAGAATACCTAAGAAAGCAAGTTGGGAGAAACCATCAAAAGTGCCATTAAGGCATCCTAACGAAAGTGTAGAAATGTTAAAGAAACAAAAGAAGTG